CTGGTGCTGGGCTGTTTGTTGATGAAGTGGTCGTGTTTTCTTCATTGATATCAGAGTTTTTTGGTTCTCTGTACATTTTTTCTCTGTGGGTATAATCTCTATTCTTACCAGAATTTAAAACAAAACCAAATCTACTATAAAAATCGAGTAACCTATTTAAATTACCATCATAAGCTGAAGATGGTGTTAAGGTTATCTTATAACCAATTTCATCAGCAATTTTACACAATTCATTCATGAAATTGGTACCAATACCAGTATTTCTTAAATTAATTGGGACAATAAAACCAGTTAAGTAAATAATTTTAAACTTATCTCTTTGGATAATTTCAAAACGAATATCACTAAATTTATCTTTTAATATTTTCTCAACATCAATCATTGGATTCTATATTTTTCTGGATCAGAAGAAGTTGGTTTTGAATTATCGAAATAATATCGATAAACTTCATTATTCGCATAGATTGTTTTATAAAACCCGCTTGGTATTGTGGCACCTGTTGGTAATTTAACACTATTTAAGTCAAAAACACATCTTATCTCAACAACCACATTATATTTTGATGCTAATTCCCTTTCTTTTACCTCTAATAACCTCCAGGTTACACGATTTAAACCCTCATGTTGTAATATGCAGTTTAAATAAGAAAACGTCTTATGGAGCATTTCTTTGGTGCAATTAAAATCAGCCGCTGGTGCCATGTGTCCTTTATCGTAAACATTGTGAGCATAATCGGCGTTGTCTGATGTTTTTACTTCTTTATCAGTATAGAAGTCCATACCCTTTCTGGAGGCTTTGCCATCAGGACATAAAACGGTATATCTTACGAATTTTGGTTGTTCTAGTACCTCTGAGTATACACATTCGTATATATCGGTTTTAATGTAAACAGAGTCCCTTAATTGTGCGCTTAGTGATAATGTTAATACTAAAAGTATTATTAATAATAAATTCTTTTTCATATCAATAAATAGCGCTAAATTATTTATTATTCGTCATCGTAATCAGACTCATCAACCTCATCATATTCGCCATTCTCAATGTCTTCTATGATAGCATCGATCTGTTCGACAGATTCCGTTATGTAATTAATAACATTGGTTTGTATGTCATTTTGTAAATCATTAGAATTGGTTATGTGTAAAATTGATTCTCCGTGTTTATCACTTAATATTGATAAATCTTCTCTCAGTGAAAGTAATTGATTAATAGTTTTTTCGTGCATATATTTTATTATTTTCGATAAATATTATTTTTTTTTATAAAAGACTTTTTTTATTTAAAAAAAATACTTATTTTTAAATAAAAGTAAAGAATATGATAAAATTAAATGAATTAAGTGAAGAGTTATTAAAAGACAAATATTGCATAATAAGCAATGATGAGATGGTTGTTAAAACGGGTCGTGCCGCTTTTAAAGACGGTATTAATGAGGGTTATAATGCGTTAGTTGATAAAATTAAGCAAATTATCAAAGAAACACCAAATGATATGGATTTGGGTGAGAAAATAAGACGGTTAAAATTTTATTAAACTATAAGCTATTTATATAAAATTAAAATCACATGAATAAAAAAACAATAATTAGAATTAACGAATCACAATTGAAGAATTGTATTAAAAAAATAATTAAAGAAGAGGTTGATACAATTAAAAAAGAGACAAGTTTAAAAGAAGAGGTTGGTGAAAAAACTAAGAACACTATTGATAAATGGCGTTCAGAAATGGGTGATCGCAAAACCGCTATTAAATTAATTGATTATATGCTAGAAAGAATGGTTGGCATGTCATCTGGTGATTTAGCTGATACAGCAACATTTGCAAATGGTATTGATGGTGTTGAAGATGCTTTAGTTGATGGTGATTATAAAGGGGCTTTAAATATTGCTGGTGATACAGCAAAAGAGATGATTGATGAAGAAATTGGTGATCGTGATTTTGAAATACCTGGTTTTGAGGGTACTAGGGATGCATTGAACGCTCTTAGAATTAGAGAAGAGAAAAAGGAATCATTTATGAAAATGAGAGCTGGTGCTAAAGGTAAAGTATTTGAAAATGAGGGTTCTGAACCTGAAATTATTTCTATTGATAGTGTTAAAGGTAATATAGCGTTGGTGACAATCAAAACAATTAATGGTGAAACAGAACAAATTGAGTTTGAAGTTGATAATATTGATCCCACAGAATTTAGTGATTATTATTATGCGGAATTAGTAGGTGAAGATAAAAATGGTATTTCGTATGAAATTTGGGCTGGTTATGAAATGAAGGATCATGAGATAGGTGGTAGAATACGAGATTTAACAACTAGTAATGATATTTATCTTAGTACGAAATGGAATAAAAAAGATGACATGGATGACATGGTTAGTAAGTATGATGATCAAGAATCTGGTAAATATACAAAGAATATGGATGATGTTGAATCAGGTGCTTTAAGTGAGGAAGTTGGTGATATGTTTGAGGGAGATAAGGATCAAATGGAAGCTAGTGGTAAAAAAGTGTATTACCATGTATTAGAAGATGGCGGATATGGTAATATAGGATATCATGGTTATTATGATACTCAAGAAGAGGCGCAAAAAAGAGCCGATAATTTATCTGAAATGTTCCCTAATTTAGAGTTTTATGTTGAATCTTCAAATAGTACACAGGAACCTTATAGTGTTACGTCTTCAAGCTATAATCCTGACAATGATATATATGAAGAAAAATTAACAGGTGACCAAGGTGAACTTGATACTGATGATGAAGAAAATGGTGATATGTTTAAGGATGTTAAAAAAGAAAAAATGCAGATGGAAGATATGGATTTGGGGCATGAGGATGATGAACCACATATGCTTAAAAGCGATCTATATCATATTGGGAAATACGCTATGGCACTTTATCAGATGGTAGACCAATTCGAAGGTAAAGGTGAGGTTGATTTTCCGCACTGGTGGCAATCAAAAATCATTAAAGCAAAAGAAATGATGTCTAGTGCTAAACATTACCTTGATTTTGAACTTAAAGAACCTAAAATAGACGCTATGGTGGATGCGGAAGACATGATGAATGAAGAAATTAATAGATTTAAACAAATTATAAATTACTAATTATGGCAAAAAAAACACAAACAAACTCTTCCAGAGGGTATAAGGAAAAAGCAAAGAAAAATCGACCTAATATTCACGCTAAAAGTAATACCAGTAAACAAAAGAAATCTAAAAATTATAAAAAAGCATACAGAGGTCAGGGTAGATAAATAAAAAGAGAGCTTTAAGCTCTCTTTTTTTATTCACGTATTAAAAAATATAACTCATCTTTTGGTCTTGTTACCGCAACATAGTGAATATTTCTAGATTCAATATCAACATCACCTTCATCGGTTAAATAGGTGTATTTATAATCATAATCATTTTCTATCATTTCTGGGTCAATTGAGTTTATGATTACACATCTTGGGAACTCACGACCTTTACTTTTATGTATACTTGTTATGAAAACTTCACATTCATTATTTGATTCAATGAAACCAATTAAACCCATAACATTACCATGATAAGGTGCCACAGCATCGATTCTTTTTTTCAATGATGGGTTAATCTTACCTTCTCGAATATTTTTAATATCTTGACCCGTTATAAAATTAAAATATCTCATTTTAATTTTCTTTTTCAAACATTCTTTTTCAATTTCTTTAATAGTGTAATTAGTTCTCGCTAACATTGTTAAAGGTTTACCATCCTCCATCATTTCAGCTAATTGGAACTCATCAATCAATTTATGATTAACAATACCTTCTTTTTCATGAAATGGTATTGCAGTTAAGTTACTGTATTTATTTGAATTTTCAACAATTTTAATAGCCGATCTAAAGTTCTTAGTAAGTGTCATTTGAATTGTTTTACGTTTACTCTTTAATAAACTCTCAATAGCCTCGCAATTAGCACCTGAAAACCCATATATTGATTGATTCACGTCACCAATTAAATGATATTGTTTCGCATTTAATTGTAATAATATTTTCATTTGTAGTGTTGATGTATCTTGATATTCATCAACAAAAACATATTCATATATATTCTCAAAATATTTTTTGTATTGTGGGTTTCTTGATAATTTTTCGGTATCAATTAACATATCAGAAAAATCTCTACTTTTTGTTTCTTTAATAAATTTAGCATACGCATCATAAAACCTTGGTTTTGCTGATTTAACATCATCCGTAGATTGTAGTTTATAAGCTGAAAATGATGCTGAAATTACACCACTTTCTTCATAAAATTTATCAATAGTTTCAGCATACTCTTTTTTAATTTTCATCGGATCTTTTATATGTGGTTTATATTTATCTTTATACCAATTGGTAAAATCATAAAAAGTAACAATAGGTTTAAATAATCCCATTTTACCTAATAAACTACTGGTAAAGCTGTGTATTGTTGTTATTTTAACATCGTGTTTAATACGAGATTTTAATTCATTAACAGCGTCATTGGTAAAACTAAAGAAGATTATTTTACTAGGGTCAACACCGCCTTCAACCATCTTATTTAACCTACCAACAGTACTGTGTGTCTTGCCCGAACCAGCTGTTGCCGATAGAATGATTGAATCTTCACCCTTGTAATTAATAAACTTTGATTGTTCATCTGTGTACATACCTATTTAAATTTTTTACAAAAGTAATAAAAAATTTGGAATTACGTTTATTTTTTTTTATTTTTGTATCATGGAATGTAAAATAAATTATAAAAATTCATTTGAACCTTGTATTAATACCTTTAAAAAGGTACAATTAAATGATGTTAAGAGAAAGCAACTATCCACAAAAATCATTCAATTAATAAAACAAGATGAGGTTAAAAAAAATAGGGAACTAAATGAATCTGAAATTGATTATTATCGTAAATTATTTATGCAAATTGCTGGTGATTTGGTTATTGAACAATTCTTGGATATTAGTATTGTGGATTTAAATGATATTTTAAATGTAAAGAAATCACAGATTAATAAACTATTATCACGCGGTGAAATAGATATCTGTACATTCACATATGGTTTATTTCCTTTAGTTTATAAATTAACTTATCGGAAAACTATTTTTGTTTGTATGTTACCAAATAAAAAAGATTATTACATATGCGGTATTGGTACCCCACTTATTGTTTCTGGATATTCTGACAAAAATTTACTATTATCTAACACATTAAGAGAAAATAATAGAGCGGGTTTTTTTGGTTTTTCCAGACTATTACCAATCCCTACTAATATTGGTGATTTTATCAGAATTATATAATATTTTAAACTATTTATAATTAAAATATTTTAATTATGAAAAAAATATACAGGATATCCGAATCTCAATTAGAATCAATAATGAATTACACAGAAGCTAAAAAGCTGGCTAATCATGGTCAACAAACATTAAGTGATGAAAGTGTTATTGATGAGGATTCAATAAATGAGATCGATGGCAATGCGGATGTGTTTACGGCGGAAACCACAAATATTAATTTATATTATGAGGGTTTAAATTCGATGTTTAAAGATTATATTAAACCAGGTACCAAAAATGTTATTTTAGTGGGCGGTAATGAATTTGATATTTATATAAATATTTATAAAGCAATTGCAAAATATGGTTTATCAATTGATTATATGCCTGAAGGTATTCAATCAATAGAATTAATACCAATTGGTATCTCATTAATGGGTATTTTGGATTTGACGGGTGATGACGATTCCTTTGAGGAAAGTTTTGAAATTACTATCGAGGGGGATAAAATTAAAGATAATACCTTATCTGGTGAATTTTCCGTTGGTGGATATGGTAATATTAATATTGGTGATTTAGCA